GCAATCTAAGTCATATACCCAATAGCTAATCCAATGACTTGTATCGTTCAATGCCAGTTCCAATAGCTCAATAACTTCACGAGTCATAGTAGGCATAAAAATACTGTTGGGATAATCTTTGTCATATTTATGATTAAATGAGCGCAAAACCTCATCTAGATTATCCTGTAAACTATATATATCTGTTATCTTCTTCATGTATTTATAAAAGTCTATATACGTCATTATGATTTTTCTCCTCAATCTAACTTTTGGTTTAAAAATTTCTTAAAGCCATTTTGGTTTCATGTTACGATTTTGTCTACTGTTGGCGTACGTGGCACCCTTAAAACGCATATGCCTCGACACTAGCTATTTCATAATCCTCAATAATTATTTGAGGTGTTATTTTATGATTCCATTCGTTCTTTTCACATCTGCCTACGATATTAAGTTTTATAGTTGTCCAAGGTGAACCCTCAGTTAATTTTTTATATTCTTCTTCTGTTGCCTTAAACTTAATGCATTTTAAACCAGTAGGCAAAGTCAACTTTAGCGTAGGATTCTTCTCAGGTGACATTAAAACAATTTCCTCAGGTTTAATGTTTTCAAATGCAAACTTAGGTTCTTCTACCCCTTGTCCCCAAATATTTGACAATCGGCAAATCCTATCTAAATCTTGATAGTCACTATTTGTAAGTTGATGATATATGCGGTCGACCTTATAAGTCGGACTAAAATCAAAATCCTTTAATAGTTCTTCTGACTTTTGGATTAATTCATCCATGTGCTTTTCAGGAATAGAAACTCCGAAGGCTAATGGATGTCCCTGCGCATATCCACCCCAGTCGCGCACTCCTATTTGCTCTAAAAAACCACGAAAATCATTAAGAACACATTTATTATATCCTCTTCCAGATCCCGTCCAAAAAACTTCACCATTTTTAACGCTATGATTTAGTAATAATACAGGTCGTTGATATTTATCCATTAATACATTGGCTATTAAACCTGTAAGATTTCTATCACAATCACTATCTTCTGGTAAACGTATTATTAATATCTTTTTATCTAATAAGTTATTTTCTTGAATGACCTTTTCTGCAATTTCTAATCCATAATCTCTAGCTTTGGTTTGGTGATTCTTGACATTGCCGCATACCCTACAAGCTTGTTCTGCGATACTTTCTGTTTCATCTGCTGCATGACCTCTTTTAGTTGATGGTATCTCTGTTTCGTTCTTATAATCCAACAGAGAATCAAACAAAAGCATTTTCTCATCTTGAGTCCCCATTCTAATTGTAGCATTTATATAAGGTGCTATATAAAACGCCAATCCAATAGGTGTAAGTTGTTCTCCCAGTGAATAAGCATTCTTTTTACGCATTTGTTCTATAAAAGGATTGTTAATATCTCGTATACCTTTTTCTATTAATCTTTTGGTTTCACGGGGTCGCATATCCATAACATCACCCACTAAACCAAGAGCTACTAAATCTAAATAGTTTTCAGCTATATCTTCTCCAGCAATTTTATCAAAGTATTGACATAATTTATATACTATACCGACTCCTGATAATGTTTTATTAGGATAGTCGCACAATTGATTACTTAGGAGCTTCATGATGATCTAGAATAACAATTTCTACACCACTCTCTTTTAATATTTTATGCTGTTTATAATCATTGCTAGCAGAGTCCGCGCAAATTAATATTTCAGTATCTGGCGGTATTAAATCCAAATCTATTCCATGCTGTTTTCCGCTATGCATTACATATTGCACGTTATTTTCTATATAATCTGGAAAATGACAATGAAAATAATTAATAAACAACGCTGAGCTTGTAAATCCATCTACATCGGGATCCAAGATTAAAGTCATTTTCTTATTGCTCGTCATTGCGCTATATATTATATTACAAGCTTTACCTATATTGGCTAATGACTCAGGAGGTAATATATCATCATCAGTAGTGTTTAAATAAGGTGAGATTTCTTCTATAGAAAACCCTCGATTTAAGAAAATCTAGGTTAACAAATCTGTAAACTCTGTACCTTTAGTTATCAATTCATAATTCATTTATTCACCATATTATTCTTTCTTTAAACATTCTAAAAAATGTATCCTGTCCTTTATCAACTGGACTGTCTTTATAATCTAATAAGTTATTTTTATCAAACATAAAAGAGATTAGACAATATTTTGAATACTTGTTATGTATCTTGGTTAAAGACTTAGTTAACTTTTTAAATTCATCATCATCAATCTCTTTAAACTGTTTATCAAACCCGATACATATTTCTTCTACTCCGCAATTCAATAACAAAGCTGCTTGATATGCTGATAAATTACTACCGCAACAAGCTACAACTATATTATTATCTTGCATATAATCTATACCTTTTAATACAGATTTTTCTCCTTCAACCACAATAGCAGTTTTAACGCGCTTGATATTATCCTTAGCCCAATTTAACCCGTATAAATTCATACCAAGAGGATGAGAATAGAGTACGTTGTTTACTCTAATTGGTACATATTTGCCATATCTCTCTGCTTCTTGCGCTCCGAGGGCACGTCCGCGCAAACCTATAAACTTACCATTTATATCATAGTGCGGAATAGTTATTTGCTCGCCGCCTGGATAATATCCGATACGTGCGCGGCGCATGGTATCAATACTAATGCCTTCATCTAACCAAGGCTTAATAGCTACATCATAATTGAATCGTTGTAAAATTGTATCATCATATTCAGTAAATGAATATTTATAAGGGTTAGTTTTTATTTGATGAATATTGTCATAATTGCGCAAAATAGTCCAATCTTCTAATTCGTTTAATAACGAAAAGTCAGCAGAAGAACCAGAAATACCAAATTGATTAGCAATATATCTAATTGCCATGTTTAAATCCCAATCAAGTTGCTTTTGGTTAGACATTACTTTGATACATAATTCAAAAATATCAAACGTATCATTTTCACAGCCTGTAAAACACTTAAACAAGCCAGTGTTTTTATAAAAATAAAGTTTGCGGCTACCTTGACCTGGTAAATTATGACAAATAGTAGTACTTACTATTCCACTATTGGTAAATTCTGGATCTCCTCCCCACTCTTGTAATAGTTCAAAAATATTGTCTAGTGTTAATTCTTTTTTAATTTCATCTTTATTATATTCAGTCATTTAATGTATAAACACTCTTGTACAAGTATACCTAGGATTAATTTCATTATTCACATATTCGCACAAATATTCCCTATCTCCTTTTTCTTTCTTCCTCTTGGTTTTAAGGATTTCTTTTGCCATGGCAGGTGACATTGTATAGTGTGAAATTATCTTACCTTCATTGAGTGTTGTAATCATTTAAAACGCTCCTTTATCTACTATAATATTTAAATCTTCTATTGCTTGTAATTCATAATTATAACTAGTGCAAAACATTGGTTTAATTCTACAGGTTCCTAAATCAGCTTTACACCATAAATAAACGCTTTTCCATCGACCTCGTCTATTTTTATAAATAGACAATTTCATGTTTGGTGTATCAAAACATCCAGAAGCTAAAACGTCTTGTAAAGATTCTAAGTCTTTCTCTGTAACGCTTAGCCAAATCATTCCTATATCTACTTTATCTCCAATGGATTTCGCCCCTCTTAACAAATTCTGATCTGGTGCTGTTGATATTTGATAATCTGCGTTTAACTGAGTGGCTGAAAGTATAAATATACCTAATTGATTACATAAATCTTTTAATTTAATTGCCATCATAAAAAGAATATTATCTTCTCTAAGCTTTACACCACCAGAACGTCTAGTTATTTCTTCTAGTATTTTAATACTTGTATGAATATAATCCAATACGACATAGCGTACACCCAAATCGCGCACCGCTCTTTTAATTCTGTTCTCAACATCTTGTAAAGAAAAGTCTGGAAGTTCATCTACATATAATGGACTATCTTGAATAATAGACGCTGCTTTTAATACACGTTCTTCTTCACCTTCATCATATTGAGCTTTCATAATATGTTCTTCGTTAACATTAGATAAAAAAGCTAACATCATAGTTTGTATTTCATCTAACTTTTGTTCTGTTGCTATATATAATACGGGTTCTTTTTGACCATTATAAATCCATCCAAATTCTTCATCATATATTTTATTACACGCAATATAACACGCATCCGCTATCATAGATCTTGTATTATGGGTAACAATACAATCATTCATTAGAAATAGATGAGAGTTATTGTCTACTGTAAAGCAAGTCATATTTGTCCATTCGTCAATGGAATAAATATTTTCAATTGTAAGATAATTCTTATGTTCGCACCTTTTATTAGAGGAAGCATAATCTCTAGCTCTTTGTGCCTTTCTTTTTAAACGAAATAAATTGGGTTTGTTTTCTTTCTTGCATTGAATATGCACGGTAAAGCAACCATCGGTATATTTATCACTCCTAGAATCTTCTAGTACTGAGGTAATAAACCCTAATCCTCTACATAACTCAACTACATCAGCCACTAACTGAGAAGAAGAATTTGTAAAAGAAGTTTGACCTTTTTCATCAACGCTTCCATCTGTATCCATTAATCCTTGTAACAAAGCATATCTTTGATTAACAGAACCCTCAAGATAAACACGTGGAATGTATTTATCTTGTGAATAAGCATTAAAAAGCGGTGCTAATTCATCTTTAATATAATGTTCAACCCAAACATTTTGATTATTCTTTTTAAAATAATAAGTATAGTTGCGATCACTGCTTTTTACATATTCCCATCCCATAATTTCAGCAATACTGGAAGGAAGTGTGTTGTCTTGACTAGAAAATTGTAATGTTTTATTAGACGGGTGTTGTCTAAAACTGCCATCCCCCAGCAAAAGTCCAAAGACATAAGGGTCAATAGGAAGTTCTTTTTTAGAATATTCTAATGGAGAATTTAACTTTATCCTGAACCTATATCCTTTCCCTTCGGGGTTTTTAAAATTATTTTTAAGTTTAGCTGTACGATTTAAAATTTCTTCTGTGCTTTCCACTCTTGAAGCATATCCCCTATGAGATTTATAAAAATACTCCCAAAGATGATCTTTGCAACATTTTGCGGTTCTACCGTCTGAAAACTTAACTACATAAATTTGCTTTTTCTCGGGTTGAGGGTGGATTTGTAAGACTCGTACAGGTTGTCCATCGTCCCCAAATAAATAATCCCCCGGGCGAATATCGCCAACCTTGCGGTTCCCATTGGGAGTCGGAATAATAGTATCGTTCGGAATAGCTTTGCCCGCTCCTGTAGGAGCAGACCTAAGATAAAGCTTAGTTAATCTAGCTCCTCTAGTAACTGTATTAATCAAAGGACCATATAAAGGAACACCTACGTCTGGATTTATTTTTAAGTTCTCCAATAGCTCAAAGATTCCCGCACCAGCTTGTACAGAATTTTCAGCGTCATTATCAACGTATTTAGACTTAACCTCTTCAATCTCATCTAATACTTTTTGCGCGAGCTGGGCTAAATCAGTGTTATCTAATAAATCTTCTTGCTCTTGGCGCTTCTTTGTATCAAGAATGTTATCAGGATCATAGATAAAACGCACATCTATTCCACGATTGTCAAACTCTCTTAATAAAGTCATTTTTTTAACTCGTTGATAATAATAATCAAACGCACTTTCTACTGTTTTATCAGTTATTTCTGTTAACCATTCAAAACCTTTATTCTGTTTAAATATAGCTTCATATTTAGGTCTACCACTTAAATAATCACTTATACTATCATAAGAAATTTCTTTAGCTCCTAAATCATGTAACCTATATATAGTGCCAAATACAATTTTATGAAATTCGTTAGGGAAATCTTCTTCTGTAAAGAAGTATTTATCATCATAATCTAAAATATCTGGATGGTTATATATATTTCCTATTACTTGAATAACAGCGGCTGTATCAACGTATTTTGAAATCAATCGTATCAGTCCTCCTCCAAAAAAGTAAAGCGCAAATCTTGCTTTTGTTTATATATTGGTTGACTTATATGTATTTCTTGTTTTTTTGGAGTATAATCTGATATTATTTTATTTATATTGCGTTGTTGCGCTTCCCATAACGTATAATAATAATTATACGCTGAATCATATTCATAAGGTACTATACCTATACCGTTATTAGCTTTATCTATTGAATTACCTTTTACTTCATAAAAATACTTAAGCGTTTTTAAGATTCCAGAATACGTATAATTATAATTCCGCATATAAGATTTAATTTGTCGTTCAATTTTACCGTTAATTTGTTCTAAATTAAATAATTTTAAAATATATTGTTTTAATTTCTCTTTATCGGCTTCTTCCTTAGATAATTTTTCTTGTTGCTTAGCCGCACATTCTTCATGCACGTATCTTCTGTTGCTTATAGCTACGCAAGGAACTTTATCTCTATTAAAGCGTTCGCCACAAAACGCGCACTTTACATAATGCGGTGCTGCCATATATGTCAACCCCTTTCTTTAAGTTATTTATATAATAACATATTTTTAATTAAAAATCAAGGGATTAACTTGTTGTTAAGTTAATCCCTTTTATACATTAAATCATTTCTTTTAATTCTTCAACAATTAATTCAATCTGTCCAGCTTGCGTGGGCTTAGCTTCTGTTACTTTCTTTCCCTTGCCCAAGTACTTATCAACTATTGCCACAATCTTCATACCATTATTCTGATTAGCAGTCATTAGCTGTCCAGTCAATTGCTGAAACTCTTCTTGCAGTTTATCAAAATCATAAGTTACTTCTTGCGGTTGTTCAGCTGGCTCATCTGTTACATATGCATTATCATGTTCAGCCGCTTCTTTATTAATCGCTTCAGTTAGTGCCTTTTGGAGAGCAGCGTAATTCATAGGAATCTCAGGTGCTATATATTTAAATCGACCACCGCAATCAATAGAGTCATCTTGACTTCTAAGGGTAAGTACTGACATCTCAGCTCCCTTTTTCTGATGCGCGTATCCATATATATCAGCCATACCAGTAATTATACCGCGCGTAGAAGATGGCAATGCTGGTCTTACGCAAATGCGTTCTACATCCCCATCAGTTATTGTCTGTTCTTTGGCATGACCTATAAAATATACCGCATAACCAAGTTGAGTCATTCCTCGGAAAACCTCTGAAAACTCATCCTTGAACGCTGTCCAACCTTTCAATTTTATTATCGTATAGGCTTTTTATCCTATACTTCTGGAGATTTCTCTCATACTATACGATTAGTCATTTCTAATCCAGTTTAGCATATCTTTTCATTCCCAACTGGGAATGGCACAGTCTCGTGGAGGTTTATATCATTTAAGATAATGGTTAATTCTTTTTTAAATGTTTAATACCTCTATGCGTTGCGCGTGTTAAAGCTTTTAAACCTTAACTTCCGCTCTGATTCCCATTTCAGGGTTCCAGTTTTTTACTGCGCTTTTACTACGGCAAAGTTATTCACCGTAGCCTAGTTCACCTAGGTTATCAATATCTTTTTGATTGCATATATATTTTTGACACATCTCAGAAGCTATATCTATAGTATCAACAACTACTGCTTTAAACTACTTTTTGACTTCTGGTTTCTTTAGTTCTCGATAGACCTAACGTATTTCCGTCCATGAAGTAACGTCTTGCGCGATTACGCCAGGTAAAGCGGAATAACCGCGCTCGCACGCTATAATCAGAGCCTAATCCATCTATGCGGCTAGAGTGGTCTTACCCGTTTTAGGCTAACCATAGATGAACGTAATGTAAGACGATAAATCCCGACTAACTACATGGGGTTTCAAACCTAGCAAATTAATTGCCATTCATATCCCTCCTATTAAAACTCATAATCGCCACTAGGTATTTCACTAGCTCTCTTCTCTTCTTTTCTATTACCTGTAATCGCTCTCTGCTTCAAAGTAGCCAAATACATTTCTCTATTTGACATCATCTCTTTAAGCTCTGAAGCTGTCATTGAGTTTTCATCATCCCAAACATACGGCTGAGCCAGTGCCCTGGTTATAACAAAATCTTTGCGAGTTGAAGTGACTTCACGCACATAATTGCCGCCAAAAGCAGTCTCCTCTTCCTTGCGCCGAACCACTGTAGATGATACCTGCTTACCCCAAAGCTTTGTAAATACAGGCTCCTTACTTGATGCTCCCAAATCCTCGAAATAATTCATAGCATCTTCATCAAACGCTGTAAACTCTACGGGCAATACTGCTTTTTTATAATCGTTAAATATGGCACCCTTGACGATAACCTTCTCAGGGATTCCCCTATCCTCATCCGCTGGCTTTCTAGAGCAATGCGTAATTAGCATATCTACCTCAAACATATTGCGTCTATCTTCATCTGCATTCAAGGCTCCGTTAACTGGATGAATGAACCCATCCATATATCTTTGAGTAGAAACAAGTTCCAAGGTGCCATTCTGCGTGCCATAGAACTCATTCAAATCAATTGATGTATTTATTCTAACCTTTAATGCTTCTTCCTTTGAGCTATTCATGACAGTCTTATAATTACCATCACATATGTTTACCAACGCATTATAAGCGGGATTAGCCTTACCCTTAGACGTAGTTGGTGTTACGAATCGATACCACACAGACACTATATTTGTACAATCATCATCTGTTGCTACGTCTATTTTACCGCTAATAAAAGTAACTCCATAATACTTAGATTCTTGTCTTGTTACTGTTTTCTTCTGCAAATTGTGGTCATAGAGGTATCCTTCCAATTCAGCCTTATTTTCAAGTCTCTTCATTCTCATACTCCTTTAAATTAACATTTCTACCTTTTTCTGTAATACTATAAATAACAGGATCAGAACCTAACTTTTCTACATATCCATCGGTTACCAACCTGCGAATCGCTCCTGATACAGAGCGAGAAGATATACCTATTTCTTCAGCTATATCTTTTGATTTATGCATATGCAATGTACTTTCCTGCAAAAACTTTAAAATCAATTTGCCGTTTTCTGTAAATGCCTGTTGCTGTTGTCCATCATTAGTTTGCTGTAATGCAGTCCAATAAATTTTAGCTTCTTCTGACATCTCTGCCACTATCTGCGGCGAAGCTTCCATTAACTGATTTACAAAGTTTAAAAAAGCAATCTTCTTATTCATAATTTTATTATTCCTTTCTCTATTCTTTTATATTATTATAACATAAAAATTAAAGAAAATCAATTATAAATATTTATCTATAAAACCGCATCCATGCTTTTCTGGGCATCCTCTTAAATCAATGCACTTAGGATAAAAAGTATTGTCTACTATTTGTCTCCATTCTTCTGAATAAGACTTTAAAGCATTACACACATCTTTAAATAATTGTCGATATTCCCAATAAGCTCTCCCGCACATTCTTTGACGAGACATATCCATCAAATTGCGCAAATTATGCTTACAAACAATAGTAGTTGTCATACCAAGAGGCAACATTAATGCTATGTCCTCTTTTGGTACATTTAGCTTCTCTAAATCTTGTAATCCTAAACGAATAATTTGCATGGTTTGAATATATATAGATTTAGCAGTTTCATCTTTAGCTATACTAGGCGGGATTACATAATCAAAATTGTTATAATCTATATAGCGCGTGCTGGCTTGTAATCTAGTAGGCAAACCCCCAATATGTGTATACCATTCTCGAATTACTCTAGCCGAATAATCCTTAAGAACCATATAAACATCGGGGAACTCAAAGGTTCTACCGTGTTTGCGCTGAAGACAATCGACACCACGCAAATAATTCTTTTCATCATCAACTGTGTTGCTATTCCAACAGATACCAGCTTGTTTACCTATAAGAGTAATAGGATTTTTGGTTGTTTCTTCTTGAATTAATACTTGTCCCATGGTATTTGTCCTTTATCATCATATATATAAATTAAGCCTGGATGTTCGTTCATCAAACGACAAAGTATTATCGATTCTTTTGTATTTACCTGTGTGCTATCTGGAATAAATCCTAACTTAGTTTCATTCATTATAATGTGTTTGGTTTTAATAATTGATTGTAAAGTAATATTTCCTCTAAAGATAGCCTGTAACGAAGGTAGTAGCTTAGTTCTTGCCACTTCTTCACTATTAAGGCTATAAAAAATAATAATATCATTCATATTAACTTCCGCCTTTAGTAACATTATAACCAAAATCCTGGGTTTTAAAGAAATCTATCCAATATTTCTCTTTATCGTTTAATTGCTCTTTTGTACATTCTTCCAATAGCATAAAAGTAAAGTTTTCAACACCATCTTCTTGCATAGCCATATATAATTTATTGCGCGAGCTGGCTTCTGCCCCTAAACCCCGCTTAATGTGCGTGCGGAGCCTAGACTTTACGTCTAAACTTTGTCCTATATAACTTTTATTATTTAATTGATTAGTAATTTTATAAATTCCTGTAGTAGGATTATTATTTAATATTCTACCTACCAAATCCGCAAATGGCTTCTCAAAATAAATTTTCCATATTGCTTTATTTAAAGGTTCAGCATTGCGCAACTTATGTACTACTTCGCGCAACTCTTGTATTTCTGCGATGTCTTGTGATGAAATAGGTAATTTATAAAATTTAACTTTATCTTTTTCTTTTTCTTGTTCCTTAAATATTTGAATAACCGCTTCTTGTAGGTGCTTAGCGCTTTCTAATTGCTGTTGGACATCTTGTAACTCAGATATTTTAGTAGCTATACCCGTACTAATATCAGCTATGTTATTTAAATATTCAGCCTGATATTCTTCTTCTGCCTTTTGGTAATTAGCTCCAGCTTGCTCTGTAGCTCTTTCAAACTTTTCATTTATTGTTTCAAGCTTACTAGCCAATAGCTCCTCAGTTTTATCTTGCTCTTTTTGTAAGCCGTTAATATTCTCTTCTAATACGTCTTTACGATTAGCAAGAAGACTAAGCTAATTATCTAGGGCGATTTTGTCTTGGTTTAGCTCTTGGATGCGCTGTTCTAGAGCGGCATTAATCTAGCGTAAAGACTTGTGGTTTGTTCGATTTATGCGCTCTGCAAAGATACAGCCACCTGCGCACAATAAACCAAAGCTTAACGCAGCTATAACGAGAATTATATTCATATTCTTTTCTCCAATAAAAGATTAAAATAGGGGAGATTTACCTCCCCTTATTATTCTATTACTCCGCGTCTGGATTATACTGCTTTCCCTCGTCTGTGAGTATAAAGAAGGTTATCTTCTTCTGAGAACCATCCTCTGCTTCAGTCTTTACAACCTTTCTATAACCCAAACCCTTATTAGCAAATGCGGTAAATGCTCCATTAACCGTTCTGGGTGACAGCGACAAAGCCATCGCTACATCATTCGCTGTAAACTCCTCATTTCCATCTGCCTGCTGCAAATACCTCAAAACACTCTTAGTACTATCCTTCATAGTCATTTTATTTCTCTCCTTTATTAATATTAATATAAAGATTATTTATTTATTTAAAAAATATAGAATTAAGCCATCAATAGCAAATAAATCATCAATAGATTCTATTCTATTGGCTAAAGCTATAATATTAGCTTCTATCTACCTTTTTTGTTGTTTATCTTCGGTTTTATCTAGCCTCTTTTGTAAAGCGGCTATTTGCATTGCTATCTTTTTTAATTCACTCTTTTTCATTGGAGTTTTTCCTTGTCAATCTTTATGTAAGTATAATAACAAAAAATATTTATTTTGTCAAAATATATCGCTTATTAAACATTGTTCTGGATCTTTATCATCTCTGAACCCTTTAAAGAATGGATGTCTTAGTGATAACGCTTGTTTATCTAGTTCCATGCATTGAATTTTAACTACTTTGTTTAAATATTTATCTGGGTTTTGCGCGAAATCCTCACGCAATTCATCAGTTAAACCAGAAGCCACAGTGCCTATTTCTATAAGTTCTCCCTCATCTGTATAAGCACCAACTCTTATGGCGGTTTTCCAACCATAATAATATCCTTTAGTTACAGGAATAACATTGTCTTTATCGTATTCTTCACAAAGTGTTTTATAACTACCTTGTAATCTGTTATCATCAACAGAAGTATTAAAATTCCAATTATCTAAATCTTTGCCTGTGTATTCTTTTGTGGCATCACAAAACCCCAAACATACAGCATCTAAATAATCTACTTTTTTAATTTTTAAAGTAGCCCAAGCTGGTCTCTTACCTGGAGTATAAGGACTGGTCTTGCGTTTAAGAACCATTCCTTCTTCCCCTTGGTCTAAGACATCAATTACTTTTTCTGGTATATTTTCATAATACGCATTAGCTAATTCAATATAAGGATATTCATATAAAGCCTGATCATTATACATAACTTTTAAAGCATCGTATCTCTCAGAAGCTCCTACGTTTTTAAAATCAACATTCTTATATTTAATCATATCATGAATATAAAAATGAATATATCCTTCTTCTTCTTGTCTTTGAATAGCTTTGTCTGCTAAACATCCCATTATGCGAGTTACGTCTTTAGACTCTTTCCCTGGATAATAAATCTCACCTATAATTGTTGTCCCATTGGGTACAGCCTGAAGAGCCTCGATAATATGCGGCACGTTTTCACTTTTTTCTGTCAATATACCAGTTGTTTTACTAACACTGCGACTAAAAAGATAAACTTGACCATCAGTTGTTTTTTCATACTGATACCAATATCCATCTTTTTTTACTTCGGCAAAATAGTCACCAGATTCTGCCAATTGCGTGAACATATTTTCTTTTCCTTTTGGCAATTTCCAAATACCCATAGGTTCTACGCAATCAGCACCTGGCGCATATTTTTCGATTAATTCTTTTGAAAAAGCCATTAATTATACTTCCTCTTTAATCTTTAATTTATTATATTATAATAAATTTTTTATATTAAATCAAATCTTATTTACTGTTTTAATTATATCCTTGTTTAGTATTAAACTACCACGCATTGCTCTATTGACAACTGGCACACCTGCGGCAGAAACACAAATTGAATCACGGTTGCCGCAAACTAGCAACTTATCTTCTTCAGATATTAAACAAGCTGAGGTAACTTCTTCATCTTTTAGACAACATCTAATACCCATTCCGCCTTTTTTCTGCGTTAATAACTCAGCAATTTTTATGCGTTTACCAGTGCTGCTTTTGGTGAAAATGCCCAAATAACTTTTGGGGTTTTTCAAGGGTAATCCTACTATTACTTCATCATCAGGTTTAAGTTTAATACCTTTTGTTCCTGTAGTCATTCTACCAATAGGTGCAATATCACTAGAATTAAATTTAATTACCTGTCCCATCCTAGTAGCTAATATGAGTGGCTCATCTTTCATTAATAATACTGAAGCAAGACTGTCTCCATCACGCAGTTTAATTGTGTCTGCGCCAAAAGCTCGTTTCATTTTAATATATTCTTCTAAGGATGTCTTTTTAACCATTCCCTGTTTAGTAATAAAGACTGCGTATTTAGCGTCTGTATCTCCATAAATAGAATAAACAGCAGAAACTTGTTCATTAGGCTGCATTGATACTAAGTTTCTAACTGATTGACCTTTAGTTCCTGCTGGTATATCATTAACCAAAAGCCGATACAATTTTCCCTTGTTTGTAAATACCATTAAAGAATCCGCTGTATTAGTGCGCAAAACCATAGAAGTTATATCATCTCGTGTTTTTACCTTTTTATTACTGCGTTTTTGCACTTCAGAAACACGCCTGATAGAGCCGCCTTCTGTAAGAACTACCACGCATTTTTCTGGTTTTATCTCGATTTTTTCTTCTTCTTCAGGTTCTTCATCTATTTGCGCGAGTTCAGTTCTTCTATCGTCTCCATATCGTTCTACTAAATTTTGCAATTGTTTTTTGATATAAACAAGTTGCGTTATTCCATCTCGTAAAACTTTCCTACATGATTCCATCAAATCAAGAAGTTGCTGTTCTTCATTTTCTAATTCAAGCTTTTCTAAGTGCGCTAACCTAGACAGTTTCATGTTTAATATCGCTAAAGCTTGTTCTTCAATTAAATTATATCGATCCATCAGCTTTACCTTAGCTTCGTTTGAGCTTTTGGAATTTTTAATTAATTGCATTACATTCTTTATATCGCCAAGAGCTACAAGCATTCCTCTAACTATCATAAATCGCTGTTTAGCTTTGTCATATTCAAATTGTTTTTCTCTTTTTAAGCAGTCTATATTATGCTTAAGATAAATTTGAATGCAGTCTTTCAATCCTAACTCTGTTGGTATTTTATTAACTAAAGCTACTTGATTATAAGATACATTAGTTTGTAGGTTCGTTTTAGCAAATAAAGTCTTTACAACCTTATCTAAATTAGCATTTTTATTACATTCTAAAACGATTCTTACTCCCTTTTTGCTGCTTTCATCACGAATATCTTTAATATCACTTAAACAATCTTCTTCACAAGCCGCACCTATATCTTCTAATAGTCCTTCTACGGTTTGCCCATAAGGGATTTCATAAAATATTATCTTATTGCCATCAATTCTATATTTACCTCTAATCTTAACGCTACCATGTCCTTTTTTTATTATAGTGGGTAAATCATTTTTATTTATAATTACTCCACCTGTTGGAAAATCTGGACCAGGTAAAGTAGGTTCTTTCCCATCCATATAATCATAAATAGCTTGCGCGACTTCCCTCAAGTTGTGACATAGCCAATTCGCAGTTAGAGAAATACCTATGCCGTTATTGGGATTACACAATAAATTAGGAAAGATAGAGGGTAAAGTAGTCGGTTCCTCCCTCTGTTCATCATAGGTTGGCATAAAATCTACTTTATCCTTTTTTATACCAGTCAACATTCCATCTTCAACTAGTTTTGCTAAGCGCGATTCAGTATATCTATAAGCAGCTGGACCATCTCCTAACTGAGAACCATTTGAACCATGAAAGTCTATTAAGGGGTAGCGCATGACCCATGGTTGCGACAACCTAACTAATGCAAGGTAGATTGAACTATCCGAATGTTATTATCCATAAGTTTTTTATCTTATGCTCTGGAAGTTTCCTTCATTTTCATCAGTTGGTCATTTCCAACTCAGTCTAGCATATCTTTTCAAATGCTGCGGTCTCGTGGTAAGATTATATTCTTTTTCAAGTTTCACTTACTATGCGTTGCCCCTGACTATAACTTTACTTATAGCCTTCGGTTCGGGTTAACATTTTAAAGTCTCCCCGCTTAATCCCGCAGTTTATACACGGCAATTATTCTCTACCGTGTGGGTGTAGCTCTCCCATAACGTTTCCAACCACATTCGCGCATTTAACATGAGGTTTATTACTACTTTGACCATGCTCAAACATCGACCAAAGAATGCGTCTAGCTACTGGTTTTAGTCCACTTTTAGCGTCTGGAATGGCTCTATCTGAATTAACAGCTGCCGCATATTCAATAAAGTTTGTACCTAACTCATTTACAATATCATTACTCAACACTATAAGTAGCTCCTTTATAATCTTCTTCTGCAACTGACATATTATCAGCTTCTTTTATAAACTCTGGATCTTCAGTCACCCAAAGATTCTCATCAAGCCATATGTCCTCGTTATTTTTCAACCAGGAGGCTAAATCTGTTTTCATAGAATTAAAATCTTCATCAGAAATGTCTAAAGTATAAACGCTTTGTCCCTGTATCCAGCCTGTGTAAGTAGTTGGTATGTTTATTTTAATTCTCATAAGTAGCCTCCTTACTATGTTCTTTAATATATTCTTTTCTTGCAGACACATCGTTACCCATTAATTGATTAAACAATGTTTCTGCTTTTTCTTCATCTTCTACTGTTATTTGTTTTATAATGCGGTTTTCGGGCTTCATCAAGGTTTCCTCAACCTCTTCTACGCTCATTTCTCCTACGTATTTATCCAATGTCACCATTGGTACTGACTATTTCTTCTCTCAGGCTAACGTATTAACTGCCTTCATCGAGTCCACCTTTTTGAATTGCGTATCAATAGCAACTCTACTCTCCAACAACGGAGATAGTCGATACAGGTTTATACTATTCATAGTATTTTCCCACGAGATTATCTGTAATATTAAAGACTACCTCGTTAGCTATTTAAAATAAATAACCCCCCTGATCAGAGGAAAAGTGGATAGGGGCCAGACTCCTCGCACCCCTTCATACGTCCAACTTGATAACTCTTCCCTTGATTTTCTTGACGAAACTCCAATAAAGCATTATCATCCTTTAGATACTTATATCCTTTTGATGTAGTGATTTTATACAGGGGAGGTACTCCCGCATATACATAACCCTTACGTATTAAATCTGGACAGAAGCTCCAAATAAAAGTATAAAACAAATTTTTAATATGACTTCCATCACGTGTAATTCTTATGTTTCCATAAGCACTGACTATATTTTACTTTAACCAATAAAGTTAAAGGAAACCGTTTCGAATTACGTGTCAATAGTAATTCTACTCCCTCGCCCAAAAGGCATAAAGGATAGTCGATACAGGTTCCTAATACTAGGCTTCCCACGGGATTACCATATTATTTTAAATAACTTAGGCTTCCCCGTTAGCTTTATCAATATTAATTGATAAAACCCGTTTGACAGGAACGAAAGATTTTTCATACGCCGATAAATTTGACGTCCGCGTCACTCATGATAATAATCTTACCATATCTAAGGTCTCTTGGATTATAAGTGACTTTCATTGTATTTAAATCAATTTTTAAACCAAAAGCTTCAATCATAGTCATGATTTCTTGATTCTTTTGAATTTGCGCTAAAGTGGCTTTTCTGGAATTTAAAATCTTCCCTCTAACCGGCAGTACAGCTTGAAAATTATTGTCTCTAGCCTGCTTCAAGGGTCCAGAGGCACTATTCGTGTTATCTTATATTTCTATAAGCACTGACTATCTCTTCACTCAGATTTGTCAAATCTTCAACGTGTTCTCTATTTCGATCCGCGTATCAATAGCAGACCTACTCCCGGTCTAACCCAGGATAGTCGATACAGCTTATTTAATATCTTTGTATGTCTTGTTAGTTATCATATTATATGCTGTAGACCAACTTACTTTTGGAGCATGTTGCAACCAAATTTGTTTAGGACTTTTACCATGTTGATATTCTAACCTCATTTGTTTGACTTCTTCAACAGAAAACTTTCGTTGATTCTTTGAGGCTATTTCTAAAGAATTAGCTTTCGCATTATGAGAATGCCAATATCTGTTTTCTTCTGTGTAGTATTCAGGATAAATATTTTTCCAAGTTTCAAAAGACCAAATTTTTTGCAATCCTCTTTTAGAGATCTAGTTTTCAAATTCTTTATAAATTTCTCTAAAGGGAATACGGGCATTATAGCATTCTCTAATATATCGAACTTCTGATTCTTTTAATAAAGCTCTACCATTTCTTTCTCCAGCCTAATCTCTATTAAAATTACTATCTCCGCCTTCTGTTGCATTATACCCATTATTGTAACTGTCATAATATTTAATAAAATATTTTTCTAGTTCATTAAGCTTCTTTTTTGAATATTTATTAGAAGGTAGCTCTACAATAACTTTATAATCAAAATTACCAAAACCACCATATTTTCTTACTGCCTAATGAAATTGACTATTATAATCATGTGCTTTTTTATTAAAAGCCGAAGATTGATGAGCATATTTTCTTTGCTCTAAATCAATACTCTACCCAATATAACAATGTCCATTAATTTTATTCGTATACTTATATATTCCTATTATTTTTATCATCTCTTCCTGCGTCTATTACAAAGAGATTATATGGTTTGTCCTTAAAGATATTAAATCTTGCCACGGGATTGACTTCGCCTAAACAAATTTTGACCTATTTGTGTAACGGTCAGTTTTCCCCGTTAGCTACATTAAATGTAACCCCTGTGATAAACAGGTAAAAAGAATTAGGGCAATAGTTTACGCTTACCCTCTACTATATAAATTTCGCAACTAGTGCGGTCTTTACTATTACAATCTGATAATTTACTACTAAATTTTAAGGCTTTTTTCTTCTTTTCATTTTGCGTGCGTACTGCGTTTTTAGCTTTTCGTGCGTTTTCTCTAGCTTTTCGCGCAAGCAAAGCCTTTTCTATTATTACTTTAGCGTCTTTTGGATTTTTATTTAACCAATTAGATATTTCAACTGATACCAATTTTTGTACTATAGTTCTTGCTTCAGATGAAGATAATACATCTTTGGTTTGACCAGAAAATACTGGATCAGGCATTATAAAAGATAGGACTAATGATAGTCCCTCTCTCAATTCATCTCCAATTATATTATTATCTTTATCTTTAAGCAATTTATTATCTCGCGCATATGCGTTAATTGCTTGCGTTAGTGCTGTGCGGAAACCAGTTAAATGCGTTCCTCCGCTATTAGGAATTGAATTAGTATACAAACGATAATTATCTGTGTAACTATCATTATATACCATCGCTACTTTAACTCCAATTCTATTTTCTATGCTTTCCGCATAAAAAATTGAAGTTAATTGTTTTTTATTTTTATTTAAATCTTTAATATAATCTAATATACCATTTTCTGACTTAATTGTTTCTGTTGGTTTATCATCAAAAGTAAAAGTAAATTCTAAGCCAGGTGATAGATAAGCTAACTCTTTAATTTGTTTGCGCAATCTATCATAATCTAACTTTGTAGTTTCTTTAAAAACAGTTGGATCAGGTGTGAATTGAATTGTAGTTCCAGTTTGACTTGCGCCTGGACTATCTTTTACATTATAATCAATTAACTTACCCTTTTTAAAGTTGGCTTTAGCCGTTTTACCATCACGGCAAACTATTACATTAAACTTTTTACTTAGGGCATTGGTCGCTTTTGATCCGATTCCATTTTGTCCTCCCGAGGTATTGTATCCAGTGTTTCCGTCTACATCAAACTTTGCGCCAGTATGAAGCTTTGTAAACACATTAACCAAGGTTTCTGTTCCATCTTTATTTTTACCAAACGGAATACCTCGTCCATTATCTCTAACTATAACATTATCACCTTTTACAGTTATATTACATTTAGTACAATGTCCATTGAGATATTCATCTATTACATTAGAAATAATTTCAAGTGCTATATGATGTACACCATCTAACCCAGTTGAACCAATATACATACCTGGTCTAAGTCGTATAGCTTCCATTCCTTCTAGCGTTTTTATTTCTTCTATTCCATATTTATCTTTCATAAAATTTATACGTCCTTCCGCATACTTTTTATTTTCGAATATATTATATTATAAAAACTATAAAATAACAAATAGGGGATTGCCTAATACTAGACAATCCCCTAAATTTATATCGGTCCATTTATATCTAACTCTCGTTTAACTTTTTCGTATACTATACCATCTTTAGTATTTTCAGCCTTAGATTTACTATAGTAAAACCCCTGGCTTACACCATAAGCTCCCCAAACACTAGCTGTTAATGTTGCCAACCAAGGCAAAGAAGCAGTAAATCCTTTAAACACGCAGAAAAAAGCTAATACTAAGAATGTAAGCGTAACAACCCAAACTAATATAGACTCCTAAACCAATAGAGTCTTAGAAAACTCCTTTTTCTTCATATTAATTCCTTATTATGCATTTTTTGTAATATACTAGCTAATTCTTCACGAGTTAAATATAATTTATATTTCTTTTTACCCTAATCATCGCCTTCAATGATTCCTTGTGTCTCTACATAATTGCGTGCATCACTTGACCAAGCAGAAGGCTCTTGATTAGCTAAAGATTTTAAATATTCAGTCATTAATTCATTAAACTCTTCTTGCGTAATATCTTCATCATCTACTGTTGCTATTGGTGTAGTTTTTACATATTCACCATACAAATAACCAGTATATGAAGGATAAATAACTTTATACCAACCGTTACTAGTAACTGCGCAAATATCTACTACGTCTCCTGTAACGTGCTTACCTAGGATAGTTGCAGAAGTAGACGGGCGCGAGCGCACATTTAATTCACTAGCTGTAATTGTACCTTTATAATTAACCGCTGTTTCGGTTACACTTGTAGTCTCTGCTAAACTATAATCTATATTCCAATAGCCCATAATGCGTGAATAGCTGCGCGAATAGGATTTCTTACAAACCGCTCCGCCATTTGCTATTACAGTATTACCTCCGCTAGTATTTCCTTCAATTGTATATACATAGCTACTATCATAATCATATACAATACCTGTATGACTGGCTGTAGAACCTGAAGAATTACAGAATATTATAATACTACCTTTAGACGGAGTTGAACTCCATCGTCCTTGCTACTTTGCTATACTTCTTCCTGTTGGACAATAGACATAAGGATAATGACCTAGCATTTCAGTTGCCGCATCTTCTCCAAAAGCCTAAACTAAACACCAAGTTACGAAACACGCACACCAGGGTTCTCCTTGATACGAAGGTTGAATATCGCGCCAATACTTAGTATAATTAGCGCTTCCAGCATTACCTGTTTTGCTATCAAGATTGTAATTACTTGCTTTCTCTAAGTAACCTACTTCTTCCTTCGCAATTTCTATTACAGTATCATATGCTGCCACTTAACTCACTCCTTTATATCATGTTCTTATTGTGTAACTTATAAAGAATAGAAGCGATTTCTTCTCTGGTTAAAAATTTCTTATACATCATATGCCCTTCGCCATCTCCTTCTATAAGTCCTGTAGACTCACAGTAAT